CAAGCTACTTTTCTGGGTATCTGTCGCTCTTTATGGAACTGGGTTACTTTAGGTAACTCTAACCTCTTAGGTGTAGGCACTAACCTAAAGTATTACATTGAGCAAGGCGGCGCTTACTCAGACATTACGCCTATCCGCCTGACGCAGTCAGTGACCTTTGCTGCGGTTACTGTATCGCCTTTCTCTTCCACGATTACCGTTACATCGGCCAATCATGGTGCCATCGTTGGTGACTTTGTAACCTTCTCCAGCGCGGTAAGTCTTGGTGGAAATATCACAGCAGCGGTACTCAATCAGCAGTATCAGATAGCCACAGTACCTACCGTTAATACATTTACCTTTACTGCTAAGAACCCAAGCACGGGTGCGACGGTTACGTCTAATGCTTCGGATAGTGGTAATGGTGGTGGGTCTTCTGTTGGTGCCTTTCAAGTTAATACGGGTCCGGGTGTTGCTCAGGTTCCTCTGGTTGGATGGGGTGCTGGTGGCTGGGGTTCTGGATCATGGGGTGTGACACCACAAGTAACTGATCCGCTAAGGATATGGAATGCTGGCAACTGGGGCGAAGACTTAGTCTTTGGGCCACGCACGGCTGGTCTGTACTACTGGGATGCAACAGGTGGTCTATCGTCCAGAGGCGTTGCTTTAAACAGTCTTGGTGGTACTGTCACTATTACGATTGCATCACCTGCTGTAGTTACGTTTGGTGTTGTTCTTTCAGAAGGTACTGCCGTATCGTTCACAACCACAGGTGCTTTACCAACAGGTCTTTCAGTAGGCACAACATACTATTTAAGAAACGTATCGGGGCTGTCAGCAAACCTATCTTCCACGCCCACAGGATCTGTCATCACCACCAGTGGTACACAGTCAGGTACCCACTCTATGGTGCTTGAGGATGTTCCTAAGTATCAGTATTCACTATTGATCTCGGATGCACTGAGATACTTAATTGTCTTTGGATGTAATGACGTAGGCAGTAATGTTGCAGATCCCATGCTTATTCGCTGGTGCGATCAGGAATCCTTGGTTGATTGGAATCCGTCTGCAACCAATACAGCAGGATCGTTAAGACTGTCTCATGGGTCACAGATCATTACTGTCCAGCAAACAAGACAAGAGATTCTTGTCTGGACTGATTCGGCACTATTTTCTGTTCAGTACCTTGGACCGCCGTTAGTCTTTGGTTCACAAATTCTTGCGGATAACACATCCATCATTGGACCTAACGCCACGGCTGTGGCATCAGGTGTGACCTACTGGATGGGCGTGGATAAGTTCTATCTGTATAACGGGCGTGTTCAGACGCTTAACTGTGACCTACGCAGATATATCTTCAATGATATAAACCGCTACCAGAACTTCCAGGTCTTTGCTGGAACCAACGAAGGGTTCAATGAGGTCTGGTGGTTCTATTGCTCGGCTAATGCAACGACTATAGATCGCTATGTGATCTTTAATTACGCCGAGAATATCTGGTACTACGGCACAATGGCACGGACTGCTTGGAGTGATTCAGGTCTGAGACAGTACCCTCAAGCTGCCACGTACAACTACAACATCGTAGACCATGAGCGAGGCGTTGATGACAATGAAACAGGCACAGCCACGGCTATTAATGCTTATATAGAGTCATCAGAGTTTGACATCCAAGATGGGCATAGTCTTGGGTATGTCTATAGGATCTTGCCTGACATTACGTTTGATGGATCAGAGACGGCTTCTCCCGCTGTCACCATGACGCTGATCCCCATGATGAACTCAGGATCTGGTTACAACAATCCTCAGTCTAACAGCGGATCTTCTTCAGCATCGGTAGCGAGGACATCCACCACAACGATTGAACAGTTCACAGGTCAGGTCTATGTCCGTGTTCGTGGAAGGCAGATGATCTTTAAGGTTGAATCCAATCAGCTTGGATGTGCATGGCAGTTAGGCGCTCCCAGAATTGACATCAGACCTGATGGTCGGGCTACGGGACAGGGCGCATGACACTACGTTTAGACGTTCCAGCCCCGCCTAATCTGGCGCTGGCACCGATTGAGTATTCAGCCTTTTATCAGGATCAATACTCCAACATCCTACGTTTGTACTTTAATCGTCTTGATAACGCGGTTAGGAATGTATTGGTCGGCACAGGGGGTAAGTATCTAAGCCTACCCTTTGGTGCTTTCTATGACACAACAGATCAGATTGCTGGCTCAACCACAACAGCCTATCCCATTACATTGAATAGCATATCGTTTGAAAACGGTGTCACGATTGAAAACAGCAGTCAGATTACTTTTGCTAATGAGGGTGTGTACAACATCCAGTTCAGCCTTCAGCTAGCAAATACAGATAATGCAACGCAGGATATTGATGTCTGGTTCAGAAAGAATGGGGTGGATATAGCCAACTCCAATAGCCGGTTTGGATTAGCCCCGAGGAAATCTGCATTAGATCCTTATCATGTGATAGCCAGTTTAAACTTCGTAGATTCGTTTATGCCCAACGATTATTTGCAGTTGTACTGGTGTACAAGTAACGTACTGGCTTATATTGAACACTATGCAGCAGGGACTACACCAACCCGTCCTGCTATTCCGTCAGTGATATTGACGGCAACTTTTGTTTCTTCGGTGCCGGAGTAAATTATGTCAGCGGAAGACTTTGGAAATATAGACCCAAATATAGCTGTTGGTTCGTCAGATTACACAGACTATAACCCAACGACAAGCACTCAACAGATGGATGTTGCAGATGCTATATCACAGCAGGGTTTGCTTTCCGGATCTACTGATCCCTCTAATTTCCTATCCCGACTATTCGGTGGGAATATGACCTCCGGCGACAAAGCCGGAACCCTTTTAGGGTTAGGTGCTTTAGCGATTGCTCAGTCATTAGCCAATAAACCACCGGCGATTAAACAACCTGTCTACAAACAGGCGCCTGTTTATAACCGTGCTTTGACGGCACCTATGTATGGGTTAGGTTATTTAAACCCACAAACAGGTAAACAAGTCGGACAAGGGATGCCGTTGTTCTTTAATCCTAATCCTTTCCAGTTTGATCCGACAGAAGCAGCTAAACGCTACGGGCCTACTCCCGAACAGATTGCTGCGGGGCAACAAGTCTATCAACAGCAAATGGCTGACCTGTACACACCAAGATCAGTGCCTGATGTTCAAATGACTGGTTCCCCGCTTGTTCAGGCAAATCAACCTACAACCACACAACCTGCTACGCAACAACCTGCAATAACAGTACCCGCAGAAACTGGCATGGCCGGTGGTGGTTTCCTTAAAGGAAGAGGTGATGGGATGTCTGATGAGATCAAGGCAACCATCAATGAGAAACAACCGGCACGATTAAGCGATGGTGAGTTTGTCATCCCTGCGGATGTGGTTGCTCATCTTGGTAATGGTTCTTCTAAAGCTGGCGCTCAGAAGTTGTACGACATGATGGCGCGGGTAAGGAAAGCTAGGACAGGGAAAACAGAACAAGCACCAGAGATTAACCCGAACAAGTTTGTATGAAACAAGAGCTAGAGTTCCACTGGCATCGCTGTAAGCCCTACATTCAGGACGCACTGGATGCTGCTGGAAATCTATTTATCTTGAGTGATGTCTGGGCTTTAGTTGAATCAGGTAAAGCCCAATTCTGGCCCGGATTTGAATGTGCGGTAGTGACCGAAGTAAACGACTATCCACAAAAACGTGTCTTGAATGTATGGCTGGGTGGTGGGAAACTAGAGGAAATCCTGACAATGGAACCGCATATCCGACAGTTTGCCAAGAACAGTGCATGTGATTTGATCTTGATCCAAGGACGCCCCGGTTGGAAAAAGATCTTTAAGATGAAACAAATTGGCGTCATCCTCTGTAGTGAGGTTTAAACATGAGTCTTGGTGGACCCACCCAAACAACCGTCCAAAGCCAGCCTGAGTATGCGCTGCCTTATGTGTCGGATCTTTATCGCATGGCACAGCAAAATGCGTATACACCGTATACGCCATTTGCTTACAACCGCGTTGCTGAAACCTCACCCTTGTTCCAGCAAGGCGCACAGATGGTCAGTCAGCAAGCTGCTGCCCCGGGTATCTTAGGCACCATGAATGTTGGTGGGCAACAAGTCGGTACGCTACAAGCGTATATGAACCCCTATCAACAAGCAGTCACTGACGTTGCCAAGCAATCTGCGGTGAGGGAATACACGTCAGGACTTCAGAATCTACGCTCTCAAGCTGGACAACGCGGTGCTTTTGGTGGTTCACGTCAAGCCATTATGGAATCAGAACTAGCCAGGAATCTCGGTTCCCAGCTAGGGAACATTCAAATGCAAGGTTCAGCGGCAGCATTTGATAAGGCTGGTCAGTTGTATGGTGCGGATGTAGCCAGACAGCAGCAAGCTGCACAGTTTGCCATGCAGACAGGGTTAGCCGAACAGGCACAACGTCAGGCTCAACTAGACGCTCTGTATGGGGAATATGAAAGACAGCGGTTGTATCCCCAACAACAAGCTGAAGCTTATAAGAACATTATCTTTGGTCAGCAGATGCCGGTAAGTCAATCTCAATACCAAGCTCCAGCTAATCCCTTATCCCAGATCGTCGGGATTGGCTCTCTCCTTTATGGAGGGATGAGATGAACATCATCAAAATACAGCAGACGTT